GCGCTTTCCTAAGCGCTCTCGCTCTATCAGGCTGTGGACTACAGTCGTACCTAGTAGGTCGACCCTAGTTCGCTCCGCAGTGCAAACGCACTGGCCTGTCCTGGTAAATCCCAGGGTTGGTCTTTCCTGTCAACGAGACGAATGTATGGCAAACAGACGAAACTACACTTCATCACTTAACGGAACGACCCTTACGAAAACTCCGTTTAACCCCACCGGGGTAACAACGCAGTGCTCGGGGGCTCGTTACGCAAGCAGAAGTGCGTCTGATTACTCGAGGAAATTACCTCGAGGCCGTTGGCTTCCGCCAACTACGTACTCGTTTACAGAGGAAGTGAGGCAAGGTGTACGTGGGAACACATGGTCCTACGGGCCGTACGGAGTGACCACTGAAAGTGGTTACCTCGACACGTCCGGAGGTATCTATTCCCTGTATAGAGCCGGTTTTGACAAAGCCGGTTACACCGACACCTTTCCCTCCGAGTTGAGCAATAGGGCTCTCATGAAAGCACGGCTCAAGATCAAAGATAGTGATATCAATCTTGCGCAGGCGTTCGCTGAGAGAGCTCAAACCGGAAGGTATGTTGCTGGAAAGATAGACAACCTCGCTGAACTAATTTGGGCCTTCAAGAAAAGGAACTTCATTGCCATACGTAGATATTTTACGCAGGGCGATGTCGCTTCCCGAATGCTTAAAGACCTTCAGCGGGAATGGCTAGAACTTCAGTACGCACTTAGGCCACTGATGGGGGATATTCACGGGAGCGTGACTGCTCTCGATAAGAAGAATCCCGCGGACAATTACATTGTCACCGCAGTGGCGAGAAGCTCAAGCAAGGGCAAGATCGATGTTACCATGGACCCTTCGGGAGTGAACAGTAATTCTGCTCACTATAAAATCGAAGGGGACTGGGTGCATGGATCGTATGTCAGGATTGATGTTTGTCCTGACAACGCTGCTCTTGCTACTGCTGCTTCTTTGGGACTCACAAACCCTGTGCACTTAGGATGGGAGCTTACAAGGCTCTCATTCGTCGTCGACTGGGCGTGGCCTCTTGGGGATTACTTTTCCCAATTTGACGCGTTACTCGGCTGGAAAGTGAAAGGCTACAGCACATCGAACTTTTCTAAAGTTCGGGCTGAAGTCCGCAGGTTGGGTTTTACTAAGACTGACGGAAGACCGACTATCCAAGATGGATCGGGTAGTTGGTATAAGGTCAGACTGAATAGAACCGCAAGTACTTCTGTGCCATTCGCGACGCTCCCTAGTGTCAAGAATCCGGCCAGTGCGTCCCACGTCATGACTTCGCTCGCCCTGTTAAGGCAAGCATGTCATATTTAGCTGTCGATGTACCCGAATAGCAATTCCGCTATCGGTGGACACCAAGAGCCCGGGGTTACCTGGCCTCTCTAGTGAATCGAAGGAAGGCACAATGCCTGCTGTTGCTGCGCTCACCATCGCTGATGGTGCATCCACTCCCGTCAACCGCACGTTCGCCTTTGGCGGCTTTGTGGGCAATATCGCTAAGTGGTTCGAAAAGTCTGCTGGTGTGGCCACTGGCTACATCAAGCTGACTGACGAATACCGCGAGGCGAAATCGTCCACTGGCGCCAACTCCCGGATCTTCGGCTATGAAATGCCGACTCTGGGTACGGTGAACGGTGTAACGGCGCGAGTCCGTGTGAGTTCTGCCCAAGTTCGTATGAACTTTGCCCAGGACGCGACGGACCAGGAGAAGAAGGATCTGGTGGCTTATGTTATCAACCACCTGTCCAACGCGACGGTTCGCCCCGCCATTTGGGGTCAGGAGCCCTTCTACTGATAAAGTAGAGGGTGACTGGCCTGAATGGCTAAGCAAACCGGGACTCAAAGCAACGAGTCCATCTCGCAAAAGCTCCTGGGTCTCCCTTTGGGAGTCCTGGCTATCGGAGGTTCTCTGTGGCTAGTTTCCGTCCTCGCCCTCTTAGGAGGGCTCACGTTGCTTGTGCTCCGCCCATCGCTCGTGTTCTCGAGCGACTCGCCAAAGCCTTCGGAGTCCAAATCATCGGACATCCCGGAGTCCCCGGCGGGGATTCTGTGTTCGTTTCCCAACTTGGAGAACTAAATCATGTCGGCACAGTTCAAAACCATTCAACAGATCCAGTCGTACCTCACCACAGTGAAGGACCCGCTCGAGGAGATTTCTCGTCAGTTGAAACTGAAGAGGGATCAGCTCGGCGAGCTCTTCCTGGAGGAGAGCCGGTGGTTTCTGGCGGTGGCGTTGAATCTTACGCCGTCAGATATTTCTTCCAAGAGTGGCTTAGCAAGGCTGCTTATCGAGTACCTTATGGACATCGAGAAGGAACACCGGGATCAGCTTCTGATTCACGTATCTCCCGAGAGGGAGGTCGCGATCAGGAGGCTGTTTCTGGCGATCCGTCAAGAGTCCGAAAAGATGCCGAGGCGGCCAAACTAAAGCTCACGTGGGAACGTTTCACAAGGGCAGAACAGATCTGCTTCGAAGTTAACCAGAGGTCTGAGAAGCTGTGGAGAGATTCTCCATACGAGCCAGCAATTAGGCTGGCTCGTAAAATCGCTTCAAGGATTCTGGGTCCCTTCGATTGGGATCAAGCAGCAAGGCACTTCGGGTGGGGCCCTGGGGCCACCACTCGACTCACCCGCCGCGAGGCGGACGCTGCGCACAAATACAGAGGTAATCCTCACGCAACGATCGGTAACGCGACATTGGCTAACACCGTTATTCGGTGGTATCCGGCTTGGGCTCGTTATTTAACCGAGCTGCCGCCGGACGAAGGCCACGGCTACGTGAAAATCGTAGACGGTAATCGCGTCGTCACTGTCCCGAAGAGTTACAAAGTGGATCGGACCATCGCTATCGAACCGGACATGAACATCTTTGTCCAGAAAGGTATCGGTGGAGTCATCCGCAGTCGTCTTCGGACCATCGGAGTAAATCTCGATGACCAAACGAAGAACCAGAGGCTGGCCAGAATTGGCAGCTTATCTGGGCGACTGGCGACGATCGACCTTAGTATGGCTAGTGATTGTATTAGCCGATCTATTGTCGAGAAGTTGATCCGCTCCGACTGGCTGGAGGCACTAGGGCAGTGCCGCAGTCCGTTCGGGACTCTTCCTTCTGGTGAGAAAATATTTTACCAGAAGTATTCTTCCATGGGTAATGGCTACACGTTCGAGCTCGAGACTTTGATCTTCATATCTCTTGCTCTGGCGTGGGCCCAAATTCATGGAGAAGACGTGGATCGTATAACCGTGTATGGGGACGATATTATTGTCCCCAGCACGATGGCGGAAGGGTTCTGTGGCCTCTTGTCTTGGTGTGGGTTTACTCCCAATACTAAGAAAAGCTACTGGACTGGTCCGTTCCGAGAAAGTTGTGGTAAACATTACTTTCAAGGATACGATATCACTCCGTTTTACGTCAAACAATACGACCGGGGGCTCTTAAGTCTCTTCAAGCTGCATAACCAGTTATGGCGGTATGTTGACCGTTGTGACTGGCTGCCGCTTGAAAGACGAGAGAAGCTCCTGGACGTATGTCGGTGGTTGCGTTCTTATGCACCTGCCGAATGGCGTAAGCCTTTGATAGTTGATGGGTTCGGCGATGGGTGCTTCGTCGGATATTTTGACGAAGTGTGTCCCAAAGTTGACTCTAAACGCGGCTGGGAAGGCTACTGGTTTAAAACAGTAGTCGGACTGCCGGCCCTCGACGATGACGTAAGTCATAGCGGGCTACTCGTAAAAGCATTACTTCGTATAGAGGGCACGAGAAATCGTGCGCTATACGATAGTAGTAATTACGAGTACGGGTTGTCGCTCCTTCTGGACGACGATGCTGTCGAAGTGCTCCCTGTAAAGGGGAGGCGGTATTTCGTCTCTGAGATATTTGTATCATTCTCAGAGCTTAATAGACAGTGCACCGGCGTCCTAGCACCGAATTAGATGCTAGGGCGTGATTTGGTACGTTAAATTGTACCTGGAGTTGACGGACTTTGTCCG